TGAAAAAGGAATATATTCAAATGCTGTTATTTTTAGACGAGTAAAAGATGTGTTAAGGAGTTCAGTATTTGAACAGATTTTATGGTCCATAGAAAAACTTGGAGTTGCAAGTAAATGGAAAATAAGTTATTCTCCATTAAAACTTACTTATATGCCTACAGGGCAAGAAATACTTTTTAGAGGTGCTGACAATCCTAAAAAAGTCAAATCTATAAAAGTATCAAAAGGATATATAAAATATATATGGTTTGAAGAAGTAGACGAATTTGAAAACTACGATAAGATAAGAAATATAAATCAATCTCTTATGCGTGGTGGACCTAAATTCTTTGTATTTTATTCTTTTAACCCTCCAGAATCTCAAAGAAACTGGGCGAACATGGAAGTATTAGATGAAAGAACAGATAAATATGTGCATCATAGTGATTACAGGAGTGTTCCAAAAGAATGGTTAGGAGAACAATTCATAATAGAAGCTGAACACCTTAAAAAGGTAAATATAACTAAATATGAACATGACTATTTAGGTGCTGTTACTGGTACTGGTGGAGAAGTATTCTTAAATGTAACGATAAGGAAAATAACTGATGAAGAAATAAATAGCTTTGACAGAATAAAAAGAGGGCTTGACTGGGGTTATGCTCAAGACCCATTTGCTTATTTAGTCATGCATTACGATAAAACAAGAAAAAGATTATATATATTTAAAGAAATTTATCAAACTAGATTATCTAATTCAAAAGCAACAGAAAAAATAAAACAACTAGATCCAAATCCAAAACTTATTATTGCTGATAGTGCTGAACCTAAATCTATAAAAGATTTAAAGGACTTAGGCTTAAGAGTAAGAGGAGCTAAGAAGGGTCCTGATAGTGTAGACTATGGTATTAAATTTTTATCAGAAGAAATAGAAGAAATAATAATTGATAGTGATAGATGCCCTAACGCAGCTAGAGAGTTTTTAGGATATGAAACTGAAAAAGATAAAGATGGAAACTTTAAAGGTGAGTATCCAGATAAAAACAATCATACAATAGATGCAGCAAGATATGCTATGGAAGATGAAATTAGACAAAATAGAATTAAGTCTAAGAAATTGGATTTAGGAATATAGGAGGTGAGAAATTGATATTAATACCAGGATTCGAAGAAGTAAAAAGACCTATATTTATTACAGATAAAGAAAGACTGGAGCTTGATAATGTACAAAACATACTAAATGAACATCAGTGGTTTAAATCTGAAAAATATTATAGGAATTTAAAATATTATGAAGGTTATCACGAAATATTAAATAGGACAATGGATGACCCTAAAAAACCTAATAATAAAATAGTTGTAAACCTTCCTAGCTTCACAACAGATATAAGAACTGGTTATTTTAGCGGAGAACCTCTTACTTTTTCTAGTGAAGATGACAATATAACAGAAAAAATAAATAATATACTTGATTATAATGATTTTCAAGATGTAAATACGGAGCTTGACCGATTAACTAGTATATACGGCCATGCTTTTTTAATTTTATACATAGATAAAGATGCAAATATAAGACTTACAACAGAAACTCCTGATAATATGGTTATTGTTTATGACAATAGCTTAGAAAAGAATATTGTAGGAGCTGTAAGGTATTACTATTATACTGATGTATCTGACAACGAAGAAAAGGTTTATATGACAGTCTACAACAAGGATATGATTGAATACTATAACGGCAAAGTAGGAGCACCAGAGTTAGTTGATATAGAAGAAAACTATTTTGGTGATATTCCTGTTGTTGAATTTATGGAGAATGAAAACCGAAAAGGCTGTTATGAAGATGCAATAAGTATAGTAGATGCAATAGAATCTGTTATATCTTCAAGTGTTAATGAGATAGAGTATTTTGATAATGCTTACTTACTATTAAAAAATCTAGCTGGAACAACTAAAGAAGATATTAAAGAAATGAAAGAAAATAGGGTTATGTTAGTTGAAGATGATGGAGACGCTGAATTTATTACAAAAACAGTAAATGATGATTATACTCAAAACTTACTTAATAGATTGGTTAACGATTATCATAAAGTCACTAAAACACCTAACTTAACAGATGAAAAGTTTGCTGGTAATGTTAGTGGAGTATCACTTAAATTTAAATTGTTTGCACTAGAGAAAGATATGGCCAAGAAAGAAAGTAAATGGAAAAAATCAATCCAAAGAATGCTGGAGCTTATATGCACTATTTTAAGTGTAAAAGGGACAAGTATTGATTACAGAACAATCAAGATAACATTTACTAGAGCATTACCAACTAATACACTAGAGCAAGCACAAATGGTTTCTCAACTATCTGGAATAGTTTCAAGGGAAACATTGTTATCTCAGTTAGACTTTATTGAAAATCCTAAGCAAGAATTAGAATTAATAGATAAAGAACAAGAGGAACAAATGAAGAAGTTTGATATGTATGCTGATAGTAACATAAGTGATCCAAAGGAGAATGATAAAAATGTTAATAACGATAATAGCATGGACAATGCTAATATATAGTTTAATAGGATTATTAGTAGAATTCTTTTTTATATTTGTTGGCGATACGACTAAAGACAGAGTTAAAGGCTTTGTAGATGTTGTTTACTTTGCTTTTACTATATATTTTATTTTGAGGTTTATACATGGGTAGAAAAGCAAAATACTATACTGGTATGAAAAGCCGAGACTACTGGCATCAAAGAATGCTAGACAGGGACAAGAAAAGTAAGTTGACAGAGGATAAAACAGTAAAGAAATTAGCTGATGCTTATCACGATTCTTATATGCAAATATCAAAGGAGCTAGATAGTTTCTATAATAAATATGCAATAGAGCATAATTTAACTTATGCAGAAGCAACTAAGTTATTAACTCCAATAGAAATGCGAGAGTATGGACGTAAAATCCAAGAATTAAAACAACTATATCAAGCTACTAAAAGTGAAGAAATATTAGCACAATGGCAAATAATGAGTGCTAGAGGTAAAGTAACAAGATTACAAAGCTTACTTGATGGAATAGATATAGAACTAATAAAAAATATTCATAATGTGCAAATAACTATGACAGAACATCTAACAGGAATGTATAAAAGGGCATATAAAGAAGCTTTAGCCGATGCTGGAGCAACAAATAAAGTATTACCTAAAAGAGCTATAAAAGATGCAATAAATTATCCTTGGAGTGGTAGACAGTTTTCAAGCCGTATATGGAGCAATAAGGCAACTACAATGAACAACATAAGAGAAACACTAACAAAAGGATTAATACAAGGAAAATCAGTACAGAAAATGGGACAGGAGTTAAGGGAATTAGAAGGTGTTAGTAAGTATCAAGCTGAAAGGCTTATTAGAACAGAAACAAATTTCTTTACAACTAAAGGACATATAGACGGATATAAAGCTAACGGTGTAAAAGCTCTAGAGATATGCGTTTCATTTGATGAACGTACTTGTGCTGACTGTGAAAGCATGGATAGGGAGGTGGTTAAAATCGAAGAAGTTAGTTATGGTAGTAATGTTCCGCCGTTTCATTGCTTCTGTCGAACGATGCACTGTAATCCCTATAACTGATTATAAAGAAGGAGAATATTAATAAATTGAACGATATGGACATTGGACATATCGGGCAAGGAGGTAAAGAATGAAAAAAGGTATAAAAATGAATTTACAGTTAATGGCTGATACAGGAGCTGGAGGTGGTTCACCAAGTCAAACAGATGGTGGAACAAATAATACTGATGCTGGAACTGGGTCTAATGTAGAAGGAGCAGAAAATCAAACACAATCATTTGATGATATTTTAGGTGGCAATAAAGACTATCAAGCTGAATTTGACAGAAGAGTAAGCAAGGCTTTACAAACTGCACAAGCTAAATGGGAAGCAAATAAACAAACTGCTATAACAGAAGCTGTGACAGAAGCTGAAAAACTTGCGAAAATGAAGTCAGATGAAAAAGCTAAATATGAGCAAGATAAAAGAATAAAAGAATTAGACAAAAGAGAAAAAGACATAACAACTAGAGAACTGAAAGCTCAAGCTTATGAAACATTAGCAGAAAAGAATTTACCAAAAGAGTTAATTGATACTCTTAACTTTTCAGATGCAGAAGCTTGTAATGCTTCTATTGAAGCAGTTGAAAAAGCTTTCCAAAATGCTGTTAAAAAGGCAGTTGATGATAGATTAAAAGGAAGTAAACCAGTAAAACCAGCTGAACAAACTAATAGCGATGTATTTGGGTTTAACTTCACAGGTGTAAGACCTAGAAAATAATAGAAAGGATGATGTAAATGACAGTAAATTACGCAGAAGCTTATAGCAGAGAGCTTGCAAATGCTTATCCATATGTCTTATACTCAGGAGCATTATGGAGCAACGAAAATAAAAGAAAATACAAAATAGTAGATGCAAAGACTATAAAAATACCACTTTTATCTACTGGAGGCAGAGTTAACGGAGATAGAACTAAAATAGGTGATTTCTCTCAAAACTTCTCAAATGAATGGGAGACTAAAACACTTACTAATCATAGAATTTGGCAAACATTAGTGCATCCGCAAGATGTAAATCAAACTAATATGGTAGCATCTATAAGCAATATTACAAAAGTAATGAATGAAACTCAAAAATTTCCCGAATTAGACGCGATGATGTTCTCTACTATATATTCATTAAGAAATGCACAAAAAGCAATAACTGCCGAAACTGCTGAATTAACATCAGCTACAGTATTGACTAAATTCGATGCAATGATGGATGCTATGGATGAAGCATTAGTACCTGTTAGTGGTAGAGTTCTATATTGTGATACATATACAAAAACTTTAATCGACAATGCTATAACTATAGTAAGAAATAATGGAGATAAAAAGTTAGCTAGAAATGTATCTAGATTAGAAGAGGTTGACATAGTTTCTGTGCCAACATCATTATTTAAAACAGAATATACATTCAATGACGGTAAAACATCTGGACAAACTGATGGAGGATTTGTAGCTAAATCAACTGCTAAAGATATAGCAATGATATTATTGCATCCAAGTGCTATATTACCTATAGTTTCTTATTCATTCGCACAACTTCAACCACCAATTGCATTATCTCAAGGTAAATATGTTTACTTTGAAGAATCATTTGAAGATGTATTTATCCTAAATAAAAGAGCTGATGCAATACAAATATGCGTAAAAAAAACAACTTAGGTGATATGAATGGATATTTCTAAAATAAAAATAAAATTAGGATTAGCCGATAATTCACAAGATGAATTATTGGCTATTTTATTGTCAGATGCTACTAATTATATGCAAGTATATCTAGAAACACCAACTATACCATGGGAACTCGAATTTATAGCCGAAGAAGTTACTATTAAAAGATATAGAAGAATTGGTGCAGAAGGGATATCTACGGAAAAAATAGATGTCCTTTCGACTTCTTATAAGTCTGATGATTTTTATGAATATAAACCACTTCTAAAACAGTATAGGTCCAATAATACGAGAATAAAGAAGCTAAGGATGTTATAAATGGATTATAGAGAAAAAGCAACTATACTTGTTACAGAAAAAATATCTGATAATATGGGTGGCTATAAAGAAACTGAAATAGAATTAAAAACAATAAAATGCAAAGTAGCGCCTTATACAGTTAAATCTATAGATAGTAAAGGAAGAGAAATATCATACTCTTTAAATA